TACGGAAGTGCCTTAGTGAAATCAGCGACTAGATCTGGATTGTTGCTTTCTTCGATATCAATGTTAACACAACCTGGAATCTTGTTCGATCCACAACCAAGATTTAACTTGAGGGGAAGCATTTTTCCAAATACTCCTTGCCCCGATCAATCTCAGTTGACGGTTTGTCTTTCTTGTGATATTCGCGAAGCTTTTTTACAGTAGAAACGTGAGCAACTTCTGGATCAAGAATATGGCCCGTCGGAACTTTTGTATCTACAAAGATAGATACGTGCTCCCCGATTTCGGCCTTTGCTTTGCAACAGAAGTAAACGTCTTCGGTGCTTCCAGATACAGTTAAAAAATAAGGCGGCTCAAGCTGCTTCAGGATAGACGTTTTGAGAAGCACCGTTGCAAAGCCAATCGCTTGAGCTTCAACAAGACCATTTTCGTCGACATGTTCTTCCCAGTCAGTATAATATGTAAGGTCATAGCCACCGGATTTGGGAAGTTTCTTAAAGAACATTGGAGGAAACCCGCCGCCACGAATAAACGTGAGTGCCATCACAATATCTTTATCGGCTTTTAAGAGAGATTCAAAAGTGTCAGGATGAAGCAACATATCATCATCAATAAACATGAGATAGTCGCATTCAAGCTCCAGAGCAACTTTTGCAGCTGCGTTTCGCATGTTATCAATTGACATGCGCGACGGAGGCATAAAATAAAACTGGACGTCGGGATGTTTTTTACCAAGCCGATACCAGAATTGACAATGAGAAGAGTAGGCCAAGTGATGAACACTTGTAAGAACGTTTGTGCCAATTAGGATTTTCATAAGAATTGTGGGGGAGATTTCTCTCCCCCTAGTTACATCGCGCGAACAAAACCACGAATCAGCGTGACATCTGCCAGGCGAGTATCGTTAGTGCCAGCGGAGCTAGAAACAAGAGTAGTAGCAGAAGCAAAAGTTTGCCCAGCCATTACACCAGCAAGAAACGCACTAGCAGCACCGTTAGCCGAGAAGGTAAATGCATTCTGGTTAGTCACAACAGACAATAGATTTCCTGCAGCGATTGCCGGCGTAGAACCCCAAGCATCCGTGCTAGCGGCGCGAGTTGCACGAACTAGACGAATGTTCGAAGCGAAACCGAAAACAATTGCAGGACCAATTGCACCAGCGGGAATTGCAGTACCAGCGACACCAGCGAACATGCTAGTTGCAAGACCAGCACCACCAGTAGCGGGAAGAACAACATTAACGCCATCGTTCGTTCCGTTAAAAACGAAACACATCGGCGCACCTTCGGGAATAGTTGCCGATGTTTCGCCATTTCGGACACGAATAATTGCGTCTTCAGCGGGAGTATCAGTTCCGGTAAGTTGATGAATTCTCATAATTATGCCAGCGAGCGAGCGATATTACCCATCACGCCCTGCTTCCTCCGATTGTTGCAAGTCATATTGCCCATCCAAAGAATGTGAGCAACGCGAGCCGTCTGATTGGCTGGTTTAGTAAACGGCGTGGAAATGAAATTGCTTTCCACGTCGTAACGAACCTTGAGGAAATTTGTGTTCAGGAAAAATGCAGTACCTCGCCCAGTAGAAGAGGTATCGAGATTGTTATCCGCCACGTTAGGAACGCGCTCGTCCCAAACAACCATAGCGCCGTTGAACATAAAGTTCGGGAACGGATAGTCATTGCGCTCGGGAACTTGCGTCCGGTAGTATTGCGTATAAGCCGAACGCCACAATTCCCAAGTAAGTTGATCCGTAAGAATAAGATCCGGCTTGCCTCCAGTACCGCGAGAGCAAGCGTTAAAAATGCTATCGCAGCGAAGAAGAAAAGCGTTAGCGGTTACAGCAACGCCACCGAAGTTAGATGTCTGATTGCGCCAATAAGTCGAAGTAGACTGATTGATGCCACCAATTGTCAACGATGCGGCGGGATTATATGCAACCTGCAAAGGAAGCGGATCAATCGCAGTCGCACCATTCAACGGATTGCTAGCGGGAACAACGAGAGAAGTACCGCCAGTTGCGTAACTTCCCTGCAAAAGAGCCTGAACAAAAGCCTCTTCAATTCCCATTTCAGCCTGCTTAACTTTCGTCTTAAACATCGACGCAATGCGAGCACGGCCGACATTAATACGCTCTTCACGACGCGAAATACTAATCGGCGCCGCAAGTTCACGCCAATCATAAAACGCCGCCGTAACACCATCCGTAGGATCAGTGCTAAGCGTATCGTAACCGCTATACCACTCCGCCGGCGTAAGTCCGATCATCAAGTTTTCTTGAATCGAGACACCGCCTTCAGCAGATTCGTACATCCCCTTTTCTTTCAAACGCATAAAAATAGCGTTCGACTTGGCGATGTTATCTGCCATCTGACTACCATAATTCATGAGCGTTTGCGACAGCAACGCATCATAAATAATAGTGTTAGAAGTACCACTACCACTGCCGTAACTAGGCATAAATGCTCCTTAATTTTTGATCTCAGCAAGAGCCATTTCGATAGCTTCATCAAGTGACAAAGCTGCCGTTGGTTTAGTTGCCGAAGGTCTTACTGCCCTGGACGCTTTAACGTCATTCTTTATGTTTGACTCAGCGCGCTGAGTTCTTTTTTGCGCAGCGCCAGAAGTAGCGAGGGCGTGCATTTCGGTAAGATACTTTTGATACGTTCCCTTACCCTGATACGGATAAGTTTTCATTTTATCTAGGATTAAGGACTCGTTCGTCTTGAACCCTTCCAACGAATTATAAGCCCAATCCAGCGCCTTGTCAACCTCTTTTTTTCGAGATTCGAACTCGGCCTGTTCTAGCTTTGTTTCCAACGGTTTAAGGGCCTGTGACACCTTCAGGTCTAACACTTTTGCTAGCGCGGCCGCTAGTTTGTCGCCCGCGACGAGTTCGAAGTCATCCCCAAGCTCTTCCTTGAGAATATCAACAAGTTCAACGGCGATTTCTTTTTTGTCACTTACAGTAGCTTCTTTAATTTCCGAGAGCGTGTAACCCGCGTTGCGAACCATCTGGTTGATGGTGTCGACGGAAGTTTTTGGATTACTCAGTTGTTTGTAAAGCTGCTTTGCTTTTTCAAGTTGCTCCGCCGTGAACTCCTCGTCACCAGCTTCTTCCTCAGAATCCTCTTCTTCGGTTTCTTCCGTTTCGGTAGTTTCCTCAGTTACTTCTTCAGTAGATTCAGGGGCTTTTTCTTCCTGCTCAATCGCATTGTTAACGGCTTCGTCAAGAGTCATTTTGCTCATTTTTTAGATCCTTTCATCATTAGTTCGCGCATTTCGTGGCGCTTTTTGGATTTAGTTTTCTTGTATCCTTTACCACAAGGCATATTATGCGGCTCCTTGCATATCGGTTGGAAGTCCAACTTGATTTTGCATCGTGTTGGTGACTTGTTCCATGTTTGGCGGTGTAGCGGCCGCCATTGTACGTTGCGATGCCATTTGATTTAACGCATCTTCTGCCTGCGCTTGCTGCCCGAGTTGTGCAACTAGCGCCATTTTCTGCGCTTCGATAATTACACTCTCGGCACGCACATCTACTTTCTCAGCAAGATGACGAATAAGTTCCGGCGAGAAGGCTAGTTGCGGATACTGATTTAGCGCGGCTAAGAACTCGAAGAATGCATTTTTTTCGCGTTCATTTTCTATGGGCGAAATAGTCGAAAGCGATACTTCAACATCAAAATCAAAATTCTCGTCTAAATCGGTTACTGGATCAATTTGCTGGTATACCGCCTGTATATTTTGCATCTCCTGAAACGTACCGGGAGTTTGCGCCGAAACCTTAACCCAGAAAGGTAGAGTAAGTTTTTCAGCTTGCAACTTAGCGATCTCAGTAATAATCTCATTGATCCAATTCGACGTTTGCGCATTTATACGGGACTCGCGAATTGACGTTCTAGCGTCAATAATTTTACTTTGAGTTGCAGTCTGGCGATCAGCTTGAAGTCTTTGTTCAGCGCTCGTTCCAGAAACCGTGTTAAAGTCATCGCGAGACGTTGCCATCGCATTCATGACTTCGGCACCAACAGTCGGTAACGGAACTGGTTGAATTGCTTCAGATAAAGAGCCTACAACGGTTGAACAAGTTCCATCAAAACCGTCCATCAATTTGTCAATTTCTTCTTCGCTAAGAAACGATCCATCACGAATAATGAACTTGCGCAAGAATCTTTTACGGAACGAACGCAACTGCTCTTTCGCTTCGTTGTATTCGTCCTGCGCCGACTTCCATTGCGATGCGGGCGGAATCGGGTAGAACGAATCAGGAACTTTAGCTCGACGCGAATAGCGCAAAATTTTTAATGGACAACGTACAAAGTCAATTGACGCTAAAAGAATGCGCTCAGCGTACGCAATAACGTGACGTTTCTTTGCGCGTAGATCAAAGATATGAAGAATTTTAATGCAATCGCCATTAGTGCGGGTTTCAGGCTCTTCTTCGTCGGCTAGACCACCGACAAAATCGCTGCTAACGGCATTGGCGTAGAGGACATTGTCTAGTTTGTTCTTGAATGCCGGAACTGCTTTAAGGTCGGAAATTCTCTGATATTCCCAATAGCCGCACCAATCGTTATTTTCGAGTTTCCAGCGCGAGTTACCACAAATGCGAAAACGCCTCGGATTAATGTTCCGGACGTAAATGTTTTCGTAGTCAGGAAGAGTTTTTGCGTCGGCTAACGTATAGTCGTTGGTCGAATCAATTTCTGTATTGTTATCGCTTGCTAAAATTGGACGAGGCGCTTTTGGATTGACAATCCAACTCGCATCGTAACCAACTTCGACAATGCCAAAGCGAAATTGCGCGTCAATAATGCCTTGTTCTACGACGCCTGTGAAATCATTATTAGGGTCGGCTAGAAATTGATTGCACGCATCTTCCCGTAACTTAGCTTGAGAATACGCCTTATCAGGATTCCAGTCGGTTTTGCTTGGTTTTGGCTTAAAAACCGCCTTGGGGTTAATAAACGCCATTCCCGGCAGCTTCGCTTCGATAGTTGCATAGATTAAGTTAGCTACATAAGGCTCTGCATTAGGTGGAACGTTATCCCATTGCGCACCTTCGTAGTAATCCGCCATTTGCCGGCAACGAAAATTTGCTTCCCAACGCTCAAAATACTCGCGCGTGTTATCGAAACGAGTCGCCCACGCCGTCGCTATGTCTTCGGACTTAACCTTGGCCATAATGTTTATTAAAATATCCTGATTTGTGTAACGCTTTTACCATTTTACGAGCATAGCCCATAGTTCCTGGCTCGTACTTTTTGCGAGGCTCTTTCAAACCTAATGCGTGCGACGCGACGTAATAACGAAGCGGATCGTATGCATGATCAGGCACTTTTTTGTCGCGTTCATCGGAAAAAATTGACTTTCCGTTGATAGTATCTAACAAATCACGTTTTTGCGCTCGAATTTGATAGATAACGTGCTCGACGCCGTCAGAATGCGCACTCGATTTCGCGATAAATAACAACTTCGAACAGCCAATGTCCCCAGTGAAGGGATTTTTTAACGATGGATCTTTACGAAGCCATTCATTTATGCGATTTCTCGTCGCAAATTCGTTGTTATCGGCCGGATTCCACGCAATTCGCGGCGCGTCAATGGATGGGTCTACGTATTCGTCCGCAACGCACCAAAAACCACCATGCTTTTGCGACGCTTTCTTAAAAATCGCCGGATCAGCTAAGTTATTTATGTAGGTTTCGCCCTCACTTAACGCCGAAATTGCACGTCGGTGATGACTAATTAATTGTCCTGGCGAATAGTACTCTCGATAACATACGTGAACTCCCCCAAAAACTCCAAACCACAAACAACATGTAGGAGCACTATCGCCATGGTCCATAGCGCGATATAAAGCAGCTTTGGATAAGAAATTTTTAAGCTGTTCTTTAGAAACATGAAGCACCGATTCAGGGGGAACGATGTGAATTGAACCTTCGCCAACTCCCCATTTACCTTGAAAAAATCGCGCAACCCATTCGGGATCGCGCGACTTCATTTGTTCAATAGTATCTGGCGTATACATTGATTCGTCGGTACCCCGCTCGACGTAATCATGTGTACGGTGAAATTTTTCTTTCCACTCAGGCGAATCTGGATGATATCGACGCCATACCCAGTGAAATTCCACGTCTGGGTTAACAAGTATCATCATGTAACTTGGCGCTTGCGGCCGCC